CATATCGTCGAAAAGCGCACGGCGCTTGGGGATGTTGGCTGGATCGTTGGCAATTATCGCAGCGGAAAGTGACCCCAGCGCGTGAATGAGATCCATGTCTAATTCTGCAGCGGTGTAGCGCTCGTCAGCGAAGTGCTCTTCGAGCAGTTCTGTCATTTTGTCGATCAGTTCGGACATACCCCAAGCAGGACATGAATATGGCTAACGAGCAACTCGACAGCTTCCTTGCGTCCGAGACGCAGGCGGCAACCCCAGAACCAGCCCCACGCGAGGCCCCAGAGCCACGCCAGGAGGCGCCGGAGCCGAAGGCTGAGGCCAAGGCCCAGCCGGAGCCAAAGGCGGCTGAGAAGCCCCCGGAGGAGGACGACGAGCCGTCCGAGCGGCTGGACCATGACGGTAAAAGCTACATCCCGCAGCAGGTGCTCGAACGGGAGCGCAAGCGCCGCCAGGATTGGAAGGAAAAGGCGGCGCGCCTCGAAGGCGAGTTGGCGGCATACAAAGCGCAGCAGGAGCAGGCGCGTCAGCCGCAGCCCGAGCAGATGCCGCCGCTGGCGCCGATCGACCCGGCGCAAGATCCGGTCGGGTTCACCGCGCGGCTGCAGCAGGTGCTGCTCAACGAGCGGTTGAACAACTCCGAGGAGCGGCTGCGCGAGAAGATCGGCGACGAGAAGCTTAACGAATACGTGAACGAGTTCAAGCAGCTCGCCCAGCGCGATCAGACGCTGTTCGGCAAGTTGTATTCGCAGACCAACCCCTATGCGTGGATGGCGCGCGAGGTGGACCGGCTGCGGCATCTGCGCGAGGTGGGCGACGACCCGTCCGCGTACCGCGCACGCATCGAGGCCGAGGCGCGGGCGAAGTGGGAGGCCGAGGCGGCAGCGAAGCCGCCCCCGGTATCACCCGCCGCAGGGATGCAGCCGTCGCTCGCCACCGCGCGCAGCGTCGCAGGACGCACCGCAAGCACATGGACCGGTGAGCCGAGCCTCGAAGAGGTGTTGGCCCCAGTGCAGAATCGTCGTTCGCAGAACGGGCAGTTCCGTCGGTTCTGACGTGTCGTGCCTACCCCGTAGCCGGGGGTAATCGGGCGGTTCGACCAGTCCGGGTCGTTGAAGCGGACTAGCCGTCGCCGGGCGAGATCAGCGGGTGTTTCGACCGTAGCCGGGTCGTTGAAGCGGGCGGTTCGACCTCAGAGTCCGGGTCGTTGAAGCGGGCCGCAACCCCATTGCGGAACCCTCAAACCATGGCCGACATGATTGCTACCCCGGCAAGACCGGGCCTGACACCGATCCAATGGAGCAGTGACTTCTGGGTCGAATATCTCCGTGAAAACCAGTTCACGCCGTACTTCGGTACGAGCATGGACGCGATGATCCAGCTTCAGACGGATCTCACGCGCAAACCAGGCGATACCGTCGTGTTTCCCACCGTCCGAAACCTGGTGGGCGCTGGCGTTACCGGCAACACGGTGCTCGAGGGCAATGAGGAAATCCTTAACGCTCGCAGCCTGAACGTCACCGTGAGCGTGCTACGCCACGCGGTGGCGGTGTCCGACTGGGACGAGCAGAAATCCGTCATCGATCTGCTGCAGGCCGGCCGTTCGGTGCTGAAGAACTGGGCGGCGAACAAGCTCCGCACAGACATCATCACGGCACTCGGCTCGATCACGGCCGACGGCAACGTGTCGCTGTCCTACGCGGCGGCATCGGCCGCGCAGCGCAATACGTGGCTGGTGAACAACGCCGATCGAGTGCTGTTCGGCGCGTCCAAGAGCAACGCGGTGTCCGGCGTCTATGCGACGGCGCTGCTTACCGTGGATACCACGGCGGACAAGATGAACGCCGCGCAGCTCACGCTCGCCAAGCGCATGGCGCGCACCGCAACGCCGAAGATCCGGCCGATCAGGATCAACAACGATGAGGAATGGTACGTGGTGTTCGTGCCGTCCCTCTGCTTCCGCGATCTGATGTTGGACCCAGTGATCATTAACGCCCTGCAATATGCCTGGAATCGCGGGTCGGACAATCCGCTGTTTACCGCTGGGGACATCATCTACGACGGGATGATCATCCGTGAAATCCCCGAGTTGCCGGTGCTCGCCGGTGTCGGCACTGCCGGCAGCGATGCCGCAGCGTCGTATCTCTGCGGTGCGCAAGCCATCGGCATCGCGTGGGCGCAGCGGACGAAAGTTATCAGCAACACTCGTGATTATGGCTTCTTCCAGGGCGTCGGCGTGGAAGAAATTCGCGGCGTGCAGAAGCTGCGCTTCGGCACCGATCCGACCGTGGACACGACAAAACCCGTCGATAACGGGTCGTTCGTGATCTGGTCGTCCTCGCCGGCCGACGCATAAGGAGCCCGATATGGCAAGCGACAAACACGAGACCCACGCCGGTCGGCGCGAGCACGCGCCGCCGCCACCCAAGCCCACTGCCGCCGCTGCACCGCCGCCGGGTGGTCGGCGTTTCCCCGCCGTCTCGCCTTCGGTGCTGGCTGGCGCCAAGGCGGCCGACATTCCACCGCCAACGCCGGAGGATATCGCCGGTACGCTCGGTGCGCAGGTGGTGCTGCCGGTCGATAGTGCGGCACGCGCCGGTGCGGTCGGTGTGTATCCGACGATCGCCGAGAACACCCTGCTACGCGATGCCGGCTACATCGAGATGGGGTTGAACCCGCACGATCCGAGCGGCGAGGCCACCGATCCCGAGACGCCGCCTGGTGGCGCGGCAACGCCGGGAGCGCCGACCAACACCACGGTTCCCGCCGTGACGCAGACCGGCACGACGCTCAACTGCACGATGGGGACGTGGGGCGGCGAGCCAACGTCCTACGCCTATGCGTGGAAGCTCGATGACGTGGCGGCGGGCAGCGATGCCGCGACGTACGAAGTGCAGGCCGGTGATGTCGGCAAGAGCGCGACGTGCGTGGTCACGGCCACCAACGCCGCTGGCTCGACGGCAGCGCCGCCCAGCAACGCACACGTCGTGACATGACGGTATCGGTCGGGACGATTGCTCAGGTCGCGCTGCGTCGGCTCGGCGTGCGCGTCGTCCCGCTCGATGATTCTCCAACCTTAACGGAAATGGTGCCGGCCGCGACGCTCGCCACCGCGGCCCTAGTGGAACTCGGCGTGATCGCTGCCGACGAAACGCCGTCATCCGCCGACCAGGCGTTGATGCTCGACAAGGTGGCCAGCGTGCATGCCTCGCTCGATGCGCAGGGCGTGGTGTGGTGGGACAGCACTGCCATGCCGCGTGCCTTCGCCGAGGAATACACCAAGCTCGCGGCAGCCTATGCGGCGTCGAGCTTCGGTAAGGCCACAGATCCAGCCGTGGTGGCGCTGCTGGAGGGGCGCGTCAAGAAGGGCGCGATGGTGTTGTCGGCCGACGACAACGCCCAGCAGGCGGTGCAGAGCGTCCACAACGACCTCGTCATGCGCGGCATCGCACGCTGGACAGTGTTCGATATCCCAGACGCGCTCTCCGATCCATACGCCACGCTGGCGGCCGATGCGCTGGCGCCGTTGTTCGGCATGGACACCGACGCGAAGGACACCGCCGAGGCGATGCTCTCGATCTTTCGATACGTGGCGCTGCCGACCAGCGGGCAGACCGTGGTGGGAACGTATTTCTGATGGCGTACCGCCTGAAATATAGTGACTATAGCACGACTGCCGAGGGGCCGCCTGATCCTGACCGCTGGGTTGGGCCGGCTGGTCCGCCGGGACCACCTGGGCCGCAAGGTGTGCAAGGGCCACCAGGCCCCGCCAGTACGACTCCTGGCCCAGCCGGGCCGCCCGGCCCACAGGGGCCGCCCGGAACTCTCACCGCAGCGTCATTTCCGACATCAACCGCTGGCCTTGCTCCCGGCACGCTGTGGAACAACGGGGGGTTCATATGCGTCGTGTGATCCTCGCTGCGCTCTTTCTGCTGGTGCTCGGTGGCGCCGCGCAGGCGGCGTGTCCAGCGGTGCTGACCGACTGCCCGACGATCAATGCCAACACCGGCAATTTCGGCGGCGCCGTCTCGCTCAACAACTGGACCACGCAGAACGTCACTGTCCTGGACCCGCCCATTGAGGCGCGGGTCAACAACTGGATCATCACGACGAACCTCACAACCGGCACAACGGACAACGTGACGTTGCCCATCGTGTCGCAGCTCAACCTCAACCCCGGTATCTACAATTACGGCACGGGCGGCATGGTGGGCAGCGGAGCGCAGCACAACGTCGCGTTCTACGGCTACGGGCGCGGTGCCAACACCCTGCCGCTGGCAGGCTGCACACCCGGCGTGAGCTGCCCTGGCACAATCAGAAACGCAGCCGGTGTCATGGGCTTCGCGGAGCAGCACGGGACCGGGGAGCAGTACAACGCCATCTCGTTCGAGTCGCACTCCCCAAACACACCGCCGGCCGGTGGATGGCTCGACAACTGGTGGGCGTTCTATGACGACGGGTGCTTCTCCGGCGTCAACGCTTCGATGTGCACGGGCATTCAGGTGGGCGGCACCAGCCGCACGATGTATTCCGGCTTCGGCGCCACCGCTCCCATGGCCGGCGTGCATTCCCGGGGCGGCAACAAGACGGCCACCGCAACCGGCGTCATCAATGGCACCACCCTTTGCCTGACCTCCGTTCCCACCAACGAGATTTCTCCGGGAACCTCCGTCACTGGCACCGGGGTCAGCGCTGGAACGGACATCACCACGACCGCGCCGATGTCGGCCACTGCGCACCTCTGCTACACGGTGGACGTGAGCCAGACGGTCGCGGAGACCACGCTCACCTTCGCCGGCAACTATGTGCCGTTCATCGCGCAGAACTTCACTGCCGGCACCAACTCCCGTTACGGCTTCATCATCGGCGGCGGCTACGCGATGAATGCGGCCATCGACGGACGCAATGACGCGACGCGACCGCTGGGTCCTTTCCTGGCGTTCAACGTCAACAATCTGGATCAGGCCTACGTCATCCCGTTCGGTGGCGCGCGGGCCGGCGGCATGGCCATCGGCTACCAGAACATCACCACGCTGCCGGTGCAGTACAGCCTGACGGTCGGCACTGCCGGCCTAAACGTGGACGGCAAGTATTTCACCAGCGGCACGCAGGGCGCGACATGCTCCGGCCCTGGTGTCGCGTTCGCCAGCCTCAACGGCCTCGTCACCGGGTGTCCGCCTCCGGTGTCCGGCGTGGTGCCGCAACAGGCCATCTACACGACCACCACGGCCGGCGTGGCATTCCCGGCCGGCACGTCCTACGCGCGGATCATCGTGCAGGGCCAGGGCGGCTGCGGTGGTGGCGGCGGCGGCTTGACCACGCCGTTCACGGGCGCAGGGGGTGCGGCTGGTGGCGGATCGTCTCCGAAGGATACCGGCTGGTTTCCGCTGTCCCAGGTGTCCGGCAACTATACCGTGACCATCGGCACGCCCTGCACCGCAGCGCCGGGCGGCGCGGCCGGTGGCAATGGCACGAGCGGCACAGTCGGCGCCAACGCGCAGTTCGCCGTAACCGGCATTCCCACGATCGTCAGCTATGGCGGCGGCGGCGGAGCAGGCGCCATCGGCGGAGCTGGCAACACCGCGACCGGCGGCGGCGGTGGCTCCGGGACAATAGCGGTGGGCGGGTCATCCACGACGGCCACGGGCGGTGGCGGCGGATCAATCAACGGCGCCGCTGGCGGTTCCGGCGTCGCGGCCGGAGCGGCAACCGGCTTCCTCGGCGGCAGCGGTGGCGGCGGATCATCGGCAACTGGCGCGCCCGGCTCGGGTGGTCAATCGGTCGGCGGCTCCACGGGCGGCGGAGCTGGTGCGGGATGCAATGCCGGCGTCGAAGCCGTTGGCGGCGGAGCAAACATCCCGCTCTCTGCCGCGACGACATTCGGCGGCGGCAACGCTGGCGGCACGACTGGCGTGGTCGGTGGCGTAGGTCCGGCGGCCATCGGTTTCACGGGCGCAGGCGGCGGCGGTGGTGGTGGGTCGGGGACGGTCAGCACCGGCCCTGGTGCTTCCGGTGGTGCGGGCGGTGGTGGTGGCGGTGGCGGAGCGTCGGGCTGCGCGGCCGGTGTTCCTGGCGCCGCCGGCGGTGTCGGCGGGGCCGCGCAAGTCATCGTCATGACCCTGTAGGAGTTGCCATGCGCCGCACGCTTTTCGCTGGTGTCATCACGCTACTTCCCATGACAGCGCTGGCGCAGGAGCAACCCCCGCCTGCATCGAATGAGGCTAAGGCGCTGGGTGCGATGGTGATGGAGGGCGCGCAGCGCGAAGCGCAACTGCGAGCGCAGATATTCGCCATGCAAGACGAGATTACGCGGCTCAAGGCGCAGGCGAAGGTGGCTGAGAACAAGCCGGCGCAATAGCTGAAATCAAGTGACGCGGAGACACTGATGCCCGACGGTCTCGTCATCCCCGGCGGCCCCGGTTTCGCGGGATCGCCGCAGCCGCCCGACGTGCCCTGCGATCCCACCGGCGATGCGTGGCGCGGGCCGCCAGGGCCTCCTGGGCCGCCTGGACCAACCACATCGGGGCCGGTCATTGCTACCGGCAGCACGACGCCACGTGCGCTGGAGGATCGGTTCGGCGATTGGGTGAACGTCGAGGACTTCGGCGCCAAGCTGGACGGCACTACCAACGACAGCGCTGCCTACGCTGCTGCCCGGACGGCGGCTCAGAGCCGCAGCACCGTCGGCGGCGTCGTGCAAGCGCTGTCGGGCAAGCGCGGCACGCTGACGCCACCACCCTATGTCGCCCCGCCCGTGCTGTGGAAGCTGGATGGCATGACGTTCGGCACAACCGGCACCACGCCGGTCACCAACGTCACCTCGGGCGATTTGGTCGAGAGCTTCTTCTGCGGCGGCAAATACTACCAGCGTACCGACGCTGCTGGTGCGTTGGGTGCCCCCGTGATGCGTATCGACTACACCGGGCCAGGAACGCCGAACGGCGCGATCAACCTTAATGTCACCAACACCGATGCGAACTTCTACTCGTGGGGCATCACGAGCGTTCTCAACACGACCCTGACGGGTCCTGGGCAGGCGGTCGGGTTTGCGTCCGAGGTCACCCGCAAGTCCGGCTCGCAACCGCTCTGGCTCTATTTCGGCCATTACACCGACCAGACCGGATTGGGTAAGGGTGTGCTGGGGACAGAGAACCTGCCCGGCCACGTCCTGATGGAAATCGGCGCAACGCAGAACGGGCCGGACATTGCGAGCAGTTCGTATGCGCCGGAAACCGGGGGCCGTGTCGGCCTGCATTTCCCGAATGCGAATTACACCCCGCCATCCTGGGCGGCCAGTCATGCGTATGTGCTTGCCGATGAAATCACGCCCGGTAACGGCTATGTCTACATCGTACAGACTGCCGGCACGAGCGGCGCTTCGCAGCCCACATGGCCGACAGCACCGGGGACGGTGACCGATGGCGGCGTGACGTGGAAGTTCCAGACCACGGTTAAAAGTTCCATTTCGCGCATGATCGATATCGCGGGGCCGATCGGCATAGGCGCTGCCCTCAATATCCGCGATGTGTCGATCTACGACGCCGGCATCGAGATGAGCAAGGCCACGCTCGATCTGGTCACCAACCCCAATGCGGCAGCGATTCGCATCGCCGCCAATATGCCGATCGATTTCAGCGGCGATGGCACGGCCGCCGGCCAGAACAAGCATTACCTGCAATACACCACCACGGGCACGCCACGGTTGCGGTATATGGTGGGAGCAACGGAGCAGTTCGCGATCAACGACACAGGGCAGATGTCAGGTCCAGGCATCGGCTACGACATTGGCGATATCCCTGGCCCGATCGTGTCGCAGGGCGGCATCGCGGCGCTCAGACCGCCGGCTGAACTCATATTCCAGCGCAATGCGTTCGCTGCAACGGATGGTGGCGACTTCCGGTTCCGTCGCGCAACCACGTTCACAGGCGGCACACCGTCGAACATCAACAAGACGCTACAAGTCGAGTTCGGCAATACCGCTGGCAATGGCTGTCAGGAATGGCCGTTCCTGGTCAAAGCCATGAACAGCAGCACATCGGGCGGTCAGTTGGTCAGCGCTTACATCCAAGCGTGGCGCAATGCTGGTAATGGGCTGACCACCGGGCTGATCACCGACGTTGCGGATTTCCAGGGCACACCGTCGTCAGCCTCCGGCCAGCTTACCGGCATGGAATGGGATCTGAACGCAACCGGCGCTGATGATGGCGCGAACGGGAGCCGGTTCGGCGGCGTCGGTATTCCCCAGATGGCGCATGCCGTGTTCGCGAATATGTCGAGCACGATCAACAGCGAATACACCGCCGGCATCTGGTTTGGCACTGGGATCAACGGCACGGCGTCGGCCTACGTGGACAGTCTGCTGTGTGTGCAGGGCAGTCCTACGCAGCCAACGCTGATCCGTAACTTCCTCGATAGCCGTGGCGCCGCGCCACCACCCGGTGTGACTGATCCTGTGGCGGCTGTGCGGATGTCAGCGGGCCACATTATCGATTTCAACGGCGGCCCCGCGCTGAACAGCGCGCCCGGTAACTACCTGCGCTACGACAGCGCAGCGGGGAAACTTTACTATGTAGTCGGTGGAGTTAATAAATGGAGTATAGATAACTCGGGAAATATCAGGGCGGCGGGGACTATTACCGGGAGCGTTGCTCCATGATACCACTTAGGTTATGGTATGTGGTTCCACGTACGGCGTTTTACGATAGCCGCTATCGTGGTGTCTCCTACGCCGAATACTTGCCCGATTCCTCGGTAAGTCATGCCGAGGTTTCGCAGGTCTCTAATGCGCATTATGTCCGAACGCGCGAGCTTAGCGGACCCCATTCTCTCTCCAAATGCGTGATTGCCACGCCGTTTGCTTTCCCTGTCTGTGGCGTTGTCCTTGGGAGTGCCCAAAAAGAGATGGTGCGGGTTGCAGCAAGGCGGGTTATCGCACTTATGCAGCACATGACGGCCATATGGCACAGATCCGCGTGCCAGTTCCCAGGCGATGCGATGCGCGAGTTGCGGTCTGCCATGGTGTTTCTTCTGGCCGTAGCCCGCCGCATTAAGACTTCTTGTCCAGCGCCAGCAGGCATTCTCTCCGCCGCTGCAGTCAACGGCGTCCCAGAAGCCCTGGTTTCTTATTCGCTTCAACTCAAGACCGCCAGACTGCAGACCAGCCCTATAGTGCGATTGGCACAAACCACGGGCAAATGGATGGCGGTAGCAGCCATTCGCCGAGCACACTTTGCTGGTGTTTGTCATGTCGAGACGTTAATACAACGAATGGACGCCTCCGGCAACATGCGCTGCGCCGGCACCGTCACGCCTTCCGTCACCCCGTAGGAGCCGCCGATGCCCTCCATGGCCATGACGGTGCCCTACATGCGCACCTCGCCGCTGCACATCCCGCGCCGCGATCTTGTGCTGGCCGCTGCCGATAGCCTCTATCTGCGCGTCACCGTGGTGGATAGCGACAACCCCTGCGCGCAGGCACTGGATCTCACCGGCGGCGTCGGTGGCCCTGCGGCGCAGTTCACCGTGTGGGCCGATGTGCCTGGTCAATACTGGCACGAATACGGCATGTGGCACCCGGTCACCGGGCAGTTGCTGGCGAGCATTCCTAGCGTGACATCCGATGCGCTCGGCGCGTTCGATTTCGCCTTCCCATCCGGCACGATGAGCCTCTGGCCACGCCGCTGCATCTGGGCTGTGCAACTCAACTACGACACGCAGGGCGCCGAGACGCTGATGTCCGGCATTCTGCACATCCGCCTCGGCGGCGCGGTGTTCCAGTTGCCGCCGACCTCGCTGCTCACCGATACGTCCGTGCCAATTATCACCGACATCCTGGAGCCCGTCTTTGCATGAGCGATAGCATCCGCATCGTCGATATGCCGGACCTCGGCGCAGTGACCGATGTCAGTTCCCTGGTCGGCGAGCGCGCCGGCTCCGGGCGGTTCACAGCCCAGGCGATGGCGACCTACGTTGCCACCAAGAGCGGGACGGTCAACGTCAAGAGCTACGGTGCCAAAGGTGACGGCGTGACCGACGACACCGCGGCAGTCACCGCGGCATTCAACGCGGTTCAGACGACCGGCGGCATGCTGTTCTTTCCGCCCGGCAGATATCAGCTTGCCGCCAATATCCCCGTGACGCTGGGCGCTGGTGCCACCATCAGCGTGTTCGGCGCCGGGCAGGACATCACTGAACTGGTATGGGCCGGTGGCGGCGGTCTGACGATCAACCTGCCGGGCGAAACCAACTCGGTGCATATCCGCGACATGACGTTCGCCACCGGGACGAATGGCGCCGGCAGCGTCGGCCTCGCGCTCAACCTCACGATCGCCAGCGTCAGCTTTCCGAACTCGCCGCAGAGCGATATCACGAACGTCACCTTCGTCGGGTCGGACGGTGCGCTGCTCACGCATTACTGGGGCACCTGCATCAGCCTCTCCAAACTGACGCAGGTGGCATTCACCAATGTCCTATGTCTGGGGCATACCGATACGGGTCCTTACGCGACGACCGGCATCGGCGTGTATCTGACTGCCACATCGGCGGTGCCTGGCGTCGTCTACAACTTCGATGGCTGTACGTTCAACAACCTGGGCACCGGGCTGAATTACGGCACCTGGATTCAGGGCGTCGCGATGATGAACTGCAACTTCACAGGTTGCGGGAGCGGGATCAGCGTTCCGTCAGGGACGGGCGAGACACAGCTTTCGGTCGCGAACTCGCAGTTCAACTGTACCACCGGGATCTATCTGCAACTGGCGATATTCGCCGTGCAGGTGGTGAGTTCGCTGTTCATCATCCCGCCGGCCGGTGCCGCCATGCAACTCGCCGGCACCGCGCAGCTCACCGTGCTCGGCAACTCGTTCGGCGTATCGGATGCGGCGAATACCACCGGCACCGGCATCGTGGTCAGTTCCGGCGCGCAACTCGGCGGCACGATTGTTGGCAACAGCTTCTACGATGTGCCGGGAACCTGCATTAACCTGGCAGCCGGCAGCGGCGCGGTACTGATGGGTTCCAACGTCTTTGTCGGCTGCCCTACGCCGATCGCCGACAGCGGCACCGGCGATATC